AGAAGTTGCGCAAGCTGCAAGAGAAGCTGCAAAAGAAGCTGTAGAAAACACAGTTAGAGCACCTGCTAATGCTGTAGGAAATGCCATGGGTACCGCTGCTAATGCAACATCCGACGCATTATCCAGAGCATCGAATGCTGTAGCAGATGCATTAGGCGGTGCAGTTAATTTCACACGTAGAAATATTAGAATGGGCGGTGGCGATCCAACAGAGAGCAACCCAGCAAAAAATCCAAAACGACCCATGTTGCCCCAACCTAAATTCATTCCCAGCAGCACGGAAAAACATTCACTAAGCGAATGTTTAATAGACGCATGTGTTGCATTTGATAAATTTGGTGTTTTATTAACTAAATTGGCAAATAAATTAGAAAGTGATGAAATACAGCAGAAATTGCCAAACTGCCCATGCAAAGATAATGTTTTATTGACTAAACGCTGGGCGACGGCCTTTTCAAAACAGGAACAGACAAAGAAAGATGAATTATTTGATGTTAAAAAGCAACCTCTACTTATAGAAATGGTTAAACCATTTATGAAACAAGGTATTGAATTCGCTCAGACTGTATTAAAATCAAAACCCCTTTCCAAAAAATTAATTATTAAAACAATTGCGGAATATGTAAAGAAAGTTGCAGCTGGAAGTCCCTACGAAATTAAAAAAGGGGGATCAATATCGTCTATAACAGTAAAAGGTGGTAAAAGACGTAAGAAAACTAGAAAAAAGAAAAGACGTAAAAAACGTAAGTCAAATAAGAAGCGTAAAAACAAAAAAAAGAGAACAAAGCGTAAAATTAAAAGAAGAAGGACAAAAAAAAAACGTAGACGTTAAATTTTAGTAATAGCTACTTTACATTGAGTTGCAAAATATCCGACTAAATCATCATTCTTATAATCATCTAGGTATTTAATCTCTCCAATCTCGGCAGCTAAGAGCATTCTGCAACAAATAATACACGGGTAATGTGTAATATAAGCAGTGGCACCTTTACAACTTACGGCACGCTTAGCACAATCGGCCAAGCAGTTTTGTTCTGCGTGTAAAGTAGCTTGTTCATGATTATTTCTAACAATTGAATTATGGGGACAACCTGGTAAAAACCCATTGTAACCCTGGCTAATAATTCTATTATCTTGAACCAACAAACATCCCACCTGTAAGCGTTCACACGGAGAGCGCTCTTTCGTTGCAATTACAATTTTCTTGTAATATTCGTCCCATGTAGGGCGTTGCCTTATGTTCATCTCAGCCATTATATTCACTTAAAAGAATTTGATTTTAATATTTTAAAATGACAAATATTAAAATATTCAAAATTTCCGATGAGTTATTTTCGGGATATACGGTTCATATTGATATGGACTATTTTGACACATTAGAGGATGTTTGTGCACAAATTAAAAGAACACTTATTATATTTTTAGAACAACATAACTTGGAAATATTAAAGGGAAAGGCAAAACAACTTAAATTACATTATCATGATTATAATTTAGGACAGGTGTTAATGGAAGACAGGGGAAGGGATTTTTGGGTATGTAGTCATTGTTAATTATTATCTTACTTAAATATATAATGAAGTGTTCAAAGGCAATGATGAAATATACTGGATATCTCCATATTATTGCATTGGTTGTTGCTATATATGGTACAATGCATCAAATAGATGCCGTCAAGAACGATAAACCTTATTCTGTGGCTCTTTCTTTATCTTTAACTGTAATGTTATTGCTTAGAATACCTAATCAAATTTGTGTTGCATTAAATCAACCAGAAGGATGGTATTCTGTTATAGGTACAATGGTAGGTGCTGCTAGTTTTGCTTATTTGAGCTATGAAACTTATATTCATGAGAAGGCAAAGTCAGACACGCATAAAAAATAAATTTTATATTGATTTTTGTTTCAATATAAAATAATCTAAAAATTAAATAAGCGTTGTGTTTTACGCTTTTTGCGCTTTCTTTTTCTTTTTTTGGTTTTTCTTTGTGTTTTACGCTTTTTACCTTTTTTCATTTTTTTTTCGTCCTTTTTCGACGGATCATACTTTAAAAAATGATACTCCCATTCTTTTCCATTGCGTTTATTGGATAATTCTTTAAATTTTTTAGCTTTTTCTTCTCGAATGCCTTCTAATGTCAACTGTTTACCATAGCAACTTATACTAAATCTTTTTAACAATCCTTTTTGAGATAAACGATTATATTGTTGCACCTTAAATAGGTATTCAGCCATGCAAATAATGCGATTTGGATCATAATATGGACGATTAACATAAGTGAATGCTAAATAAAAACTAAGCATTGTATCAATAGTTGCAATTTTAACATTTCTACCCTTCATTTTAATAACATTGTAACTATGACAAGCAATAGGTTTATAAATAACAACAATGGTTTCTTTATTTACTAAAACTTCATAATGAGGAGCAATTACCTCACCAACGCCTTTTCTTTTTCTGATTGAAACCTTTTTAATTCCTGCATCTTTTAATCTATTTTTGAGAATATTGGCTGTTTGTTCTGGGTCTGTGGCCAAAACATCAAAATCTGGAATTTTTTTAAACTTCTGATATTTGAATTTTTTTAAGTAACGGATATAAAGTTGAAGGGCCATAGCACCAAAGAAAACAACACCTTGATTTATAAGAGATTGTCTGGTAACATGAAATATAGTTTGTTCCTTTCCTTGTGGTAATTTATGTTCGGCATCGAAAAAACGTTGAATTTCAATGAACTTACAATTTTTACCTTTTAACGGATAGTTTTTATTTAATAGTGAAATGCGTTTTAGTACTTTCTCCCAGCGGGAAGGGTCGCCTTTGGGTCTGGATAATTCCAAATACATTAACATGCGTAAATAATTAGGAGGGGTGTAATAAATACCATTAATATTTACTGCGGTTTTTGCAATTTTTTTGTATAATTCTGGTACCAAAAATGTGATATCAGCTACAGGAATAAAGTTTACAAAAACTTTAAAGGTTCCAGAATGAACCCCCGCTTTTGCTTCTATTTTGGTAAATCCTTTTTTATAATATATATCAGCCAAATCCTTGGCATCTTTCAAGGGATCCGGAGAGAAGAAATCATAATCGGGCAATTCTACATTCATATCATAAAACTGATCTTGAGCGGGTAGGAGAGCATTAATTGCAGTACCCCCGTAACAAATGAGTTTACGAACGCGTAGAAAATCTTCGACGATCTTAATAATTCTTTTAACTTCAGGATCTTTTAATAAGTTTTCACCCTCTACTATATCAGCCTTGTCAACCGCTTGTCTTAATATAGCTAATTCGCATTCTTCAAAGGACATATTTTTTTTACAGTCTGTCATAATAATATATAGACCGATTAAAAAATTACATTGTGAAATTAACCATAGGTAAATTATATTTCTTACCTTTGAAAGATTGTTCTTTTGGAGGAGGCGTAGGGCACGTAATTTTCGTTTGTTTCATACAAAGATTTGGTGGCTTTTTAATAAATGCACAACCGCCATCGTTAAAGAACTCTAAATAATATTTCATGTTTTTATCTAAATTCTGATAGTTCATACAAACCATTTGACAACCCAATGCTTGATGTACAATAATTGGAACATTTGTATTTATTTCACTCCAATCGGGCATAGTTAAAGCTAAACTTGTTTTGTTTTCAGACTTCATAGTATCTGCATTAGGTGCATACTGAACGTCATGATTACGCAATTGTCTGAAATAAATAGAATTTGATCCTAAATTAACCAATTCATAAAATGGATTATTTTCATCTTTATAATTATCATTTTCCTGATGTGCTAAAATTATAACTTTACCCATCAAAGATTTAAGAGGTTCCATTGATAAATTAGCTGTATGTCCTGTGCTCTCTCGCCCTTCAAATGACCATCTGGCATCAAGTAATTTTCCAGCAAAATTACTTTTAATAGCGGATGTTAGAGGCGGGTATACATCTTTTCTGTTTGATTTTATTCTAAAGTGTAAAAACAAGGGATCGCCTGGATTTGCGCATTTTGCTGATGAAAATGCTAATTGTGATACACGTTGTAAAACTTTATCAATTGGAATACTGTTATATGTTCCTTTAATATTAGGATTTTGAAACGGAGATGCCGCTACAACTGCTTTACCATCAACAGAATATACAGCAAAATCTAAAACTCTAGCGCCGTGAAACAGTATTTCTTCTAAGGGATCGAGTGTTACATAACTATCCTGGAAATCGCCTGCACAACATGAATTATAGCTACTTGCAATATAGAAATTTAATAAAGGATCATTATATTTAGGATCGCTATCATTTATACTTGATAATTGAGGCGCATAGTTTGGTTTATCGTACGCCTTTTCCATCTTATCGACATTTGCAGTTTTCTTGCCTATTTGAGTACGATAATACCAAAATACTCCTAGTATAGTTATTAGAACCCCAATCCAAATATATTGGGATAAAAATCTTTGTGTATTGTTAATAGCTTCTTGATATCTGTCCATGATATTAGTATAATATTTATTTATATTTTAATCTTCACCTAAATAGACACAATTAGAATTTAAACACTTTAAAATAATTGTATATATTATATTAGATAATGCCAGGTGGATTATTACAATTAGTTGCATATGGACAAGCAAATATTATATTAACTGGAAACCCAAAAACGACATTTTTCAAGGCTTCTTATAAGAAATTTACACCGTTCGGGATGCAAAGATTCAGAATTGATTATGAAGGACAGAGAACATTGTCTTTTGACAGTGCTGTTGAAATGAATTTTAAAATACCTCGTTACGCTGAACTTTTATGGGATACTTATATTGTGGTAAATTTACCGGATATATGGAGTCCAATATATTACAGAGAAGATGTATCGGGAAATTATTTACCATATAAATTTCAATGGGTAAATGATATCGGGTTTGCAATGATAAGACAAATTACCATTCATTCTGGAGGCAGTACTTTGGCTCAGTATTCTGGCGAATGGATGATGAACGCTGTAAGAAGAGATGAAGTTGCTAGACGATCATTGTTGGGAAGAATGGTTGGTGGTGATAATCAAACAAAAGATTTAAGCGATCCCGAAGCTTATTGGGGGAATTATCCCAATGCAATATACAATTCGCAATGTAACACTACTGGGTTAGAACCTTCAATACGAGGAAGACAGTTATATATACCTTTGATGGCATGGTTTTGTTATTCTACTAAAACCGCATTACCTCTTATTGCTTTACAGTACCAAGAAGTACATATTAAAATAGATTTCAATCCAATTAAGGATCTCTTTACAATTTTGGATGTTACACAGAAGACTCCTTGCAATAATTGTACTGGCTCCCCGCTACCATTTGTACCCGAATTAAGATTAGAAAGAAAAGCACCAAACACTGCAAGCGTAACTGATCAGTTATGGAAATTTATACAACCACCTAGTGGTCTACCAAAATCGGAAACAGATAATTATTCTCAATATTTGAATAGAAGGAATGATTGGAATTCAGATATCCATTTGATAGGAACATATATATTTTTAGGTGAAGATGAAAGGCGAACAATGGCTAAAAAATGTCATTCAATATTGGTTAAAGAACAATATGAATGGGATTATTTGAATATTACCGGTTCAAGAAGAGTTGATATACCTAGTAAAGACATGGTTAGTAGTTATATGTGGCGATTTCGGAGAAGTGATGTTAATAAAAGAAATCAGTGGTTTAATTATTCTAATTTTGAATTTGAAGGTAAACCAGGACAGCCTCCAACGCTTAAAAATATTGATGGTACTACTTTATCACCATTTGGTACAAGCGCAACTGCAAGCAACCCTTTCGGTTTATATAATAGTGGCTGCATGACTATTAAAAATCAAAGAAATATAATGTTGGATATGGCTATTTTATGTGGTCAGGATTATAGAGAAAATGTTTTGGCAGCCGGCGTTTATGCCTATATAGAAAAATGGTATAGAACAACAGGTATATCTAAATATGGTCTGTATTGTTATAATTTTTGTACAAATAGCAATCGTTTAATCTATCAACCAACCGGAGCCCAAAACACAAATAAATGGCAATATATCACGTTTGAATTCAACACAATACAACCTCCACGAAATAAAAATACTGATACAAATAATGTAGATGTATTATGTGACGCTTCCGGTGCTATTATTGGAGTAAGGAAAGATTTATGGACGCTTAATAAATATAATTTTGATTTGAGGGTTTTTGAAGAAAGATATAATATGATTGAAATTCAAGGTGGTCGTATTGGATTATCCATTGCCCGATAAAAATATACTAAAATTTAATATATTTTTATTTTATATATAATTTGACACCACTGTTGGCACTCTAGAGCATTTACCGCCACCTTCGAATCCCTCTCTCCATTTACGTTTACTATAATGATACATAGTGCTTAAAAATTGATAGATTACAAATAAAAGTACAAAAACTGCAAATGTCCCAAACACATTCATATATATACTATAAATATTTTTAATGAAAAAGATCCATTAATGAATTATATGGTCTGGGTAACTTATTAGGGTTTCTTGGATGTCCATTTTTACATTGACAAGGACTACTGCTAAATCCAATGCCTGTTTCTGGTAAATATGGACTTGGTTGACCGTGATGATGTCCGTGACTTCTACCTGATTCTTTATCATGATTATGATTAGGGTTAGTATGTCTTCTATGTTTTTTCTTAATAAAAGCAGTATAATGAGGTCGTCTTACAATTTTAGAGTGAACAGGCATCAAAAAGAATTTTCCAGTTGTAGAATCATAATTTACGCCACCGCAAGCTCTATCAGTTTCACAATGCTCAATTGCATTAGAAATATCATGATATATGGGAGCACCTGGTATTGGTGTTCCTTGGAATGCGTGACCGGGTTCTCTATGAACATCATTACTACTAGGAGGGGTATATCCATATAGATTATTTGTTCTAGAATCCGTATAATGCCTTGGTCCACATTTTGAAATACTAGATGCTTGATTTGTAATGCCTTTATGTTTTTTACCCTTACCTTTATGATGATCCGTATCGCTTTTCATTATTTTGGAAACCTTGTTCAATAATTGTATTTCTCTTTCTAATAATTGATCATTTGCTTTTGGAGAGCTTTTTCTTTTTTGCTCTACTTCTGCAGCATATACGCGCCATACCATTTTTCCCAATACCTCTGCCTCAGAGTCATGAATTCCGGGGGATTTCACTCCACGCTTTTTTGCTTCATCTTTTACAAAATCTTTTCCGATTTCTTCATATACACTTTTTGTTAACGGTAATTGGTCTAATTTATCTGGAATGAATTTTTTATATTTATGCGAGTGACTATCGTCGGGTACACGTCTCCCATGACTATGATGATGTTTGTGTTGAGTTCCACCAGGTCCTAGTAAATGCTGAGTGCCTCCTGGTCCTAATTTATGACCATGTTTATGACCATGTTTATGATTTGGATTATGACCGTGTTTATGACCGTGTTTATGACTTGGATTATGACCAGGTTTATGATCTGGATGCATTGTTTTGCCATCGCAAGTTCCTTCAACGCATTTCTTAGCACAATAAGAATCATTATCACAATTACTATTTGCCATACAATATGTTAATCCTCGTTTTTGACAATCATCGCCGTTTGGATTTCGCTTTTCATGACCATGTTTTGAGTTAGAGGTATGCTTATGTGATAATAACCCCGCTTTTGCAAGACTTTCTTGTTCTTCTTCATACTCTTTTTTGGCGTATTGTTGGTTCTCCTTCTCCAAACGTAGGGCAACATCGGGACTTTCTGTTGGCGGGGCTGCACTTAAAATACCCATGCCCTCTACAATATTACCGGTGTTATTTTTCATAATACTGATTCCATCTATCAATAATTTAACAAATACAAATGTAATTAATAAACAAACTAATAATCTGACAATATTCATTACTATATATATA